TACAGCCCGATCACCAAGAAATTTGTGAACGGTATTGACCCAGATGTATATTTGAGTGAGCATGTCCTAAAAGGTGACAGCAGCGACGGTGTTCCTAATGTGTTATCGCCGGATAATACCTTTGTAGATGGCATCCGACAGAAACCCCTAGGTAAGAAGAAGATTGCTGCGATGATCGATGGGGATTTTCCAAATGATGAAGTTAAACGTAATTACCAAAGGAACAAGAAGTTGATTGATTTGAAAGAATCACCACCAGAGTTATTTACTGAGATATTGAAAGAGTACCAAGAGGCACCAGAAGGTGACCGAAGCAAATTACTAAATTATTTTACACAAAAGAGGTTACGCAACCTCGTTGAATCGATAGGAGAGTTTTGATGGCAATCGACACATATACACGCAGTTTTGCAGAGATTTTGACGCAAGTTTCTAAGACCAAAAGCAAGAAGGAAAAGGTTACTTTTCTGAGGCAGTACCAGACCGATGCACTTCGCATGATCTGCAAGTCATCCTTTGACCCCAAGATTGAATGGGAACTTCCAGAGGGTGATGTACCATACAGGGTGAACGATGCACCAGAGGGGACAGAACATACCCTGCTGCAGCAAGAGGTCCGTCGGCTATATCATTTCATCAAGGGTGGTAATCCTGCTCTAAATCAGAACAAACGTGAAATGATGTTTGTCCAGATGCTTGAGGGTCTTCATGCAGATGAGGCAGAACTATTAATCGCTGCAAAGGATAAGACCCTGCACCGTAAGTACAAGGGGCTATCTGATAACGTGGTCAAGGAAGCATTTGATTGGGATGACGATTACAGACGAATCGAACATGCCGTCTATCCTCAGTCTAAAGGACTAGCTGCAGGGTAACTTTTTTGAGTTTCCTTTAAAATCAATGACTTAGCATGTACGATTTTTCTTGACAAACCCTTCTGGGTATGGTATGATTAGGTATAATCGAGAGATAAGGTTTTCATGAATTACATTAATGTCATAGGTTCCACGAAGAAGAAACGGGCTCTCGCTGAGAGCGCAGTTACCTTCTGCATCAGTGAATTGATGCCTTGTATGCGAACCCTTGAGATTGAGCTCAACCTCACAGTTCTTGATAATAAAGATAATGCGGGTGAGTGTTACGAAGGTGAAAACAATCGTGACTTCTACATTGACATTGATAAGAACCTTGATGGCGAATATCTTGTTGAGACTGTGTGCCATGAGATGGTCCATGTCTGGCAGGGTGCCACACGCAAGATGAAAGACCTTGATGGATTTCGTAAGATGTACATGGGTAAGGTCTATGATGACACGACTGCCTACGATGATGAACCTTGGGAGATTGAGGCATACGGTATGCAGGGTGAACTATTGGAAAACTTTAAAGAGGAATATGTGATATGAGTAAGATGAAAAACTGGATGATGGACATTGAAGAGTTCTGCAACGGATATGATTATGGTGAGGGGGTTTCTGACTTCATTGTCGATGAGATTATTGAGGATGCTGTTATGTACTTTAAGTCTAATGAGGCAGGAAACTATGCCCGCCAGTATATCACTACACAGATGGGTGAAATGTGAACGGCCTTGAAGCAGTAATCCTTGGAATTATGATTGCTGTACCACAACCAAGTGCCCCGACAATTGAACCCAACAGGTCTGCTGAGTGTCTTGCACTCAACATGTATCATGAGGCAAGGGGTCAGGGTATAGCAGGAGAGCTTGCGGTTACTGCTGTTGTATTGAACAGGGTTAATGACAATAGGTTCCCCAATACCATCTGTGAGGTGGTAGAACAGGGGCCTACACGAGCATCATGGCAAAACCCCAAAGTGAGATACCCTATAAAAAATAGGTGCCAATTCAGCTGGTTCTGTGACGGTAAGAGTGATACACCCCGTAATAAGAAGATATATAATAGGATGTATGGTCTTGCAGGAGCAATTCTGGGTAATGAGATTTCCTTCCTAGATATCACTGGTGGTGCAACGCATTACCATGCAGACTATGTGTCACCCGCATGGGCAAAGACTAAAACGAAGACTGTAGAGATACAGGATCATATTTTTTATCGTTGGGAAAAATGAGTCACTTTAGGTTTATTGAAAAGAACATTGACGTAAGTGCTATCCTCGCTGATATTAAGAGTGAGGATTGGGCCGTAGCAGGATCACTACATGGTGCTGCTGGAGATACGAAACCGTATGGATTTCTACCCCTCACTATGGCAGCAGTGAAGAACGCTGACGATGACCCTAAGAAGACTGAACTACAACAGAACACTCCGATGTACTACCGTTATCCTGCCATCAGGAAATGGTTGAAGTCTTATCGACTACACCGACATTCAAGAGCAGCATTCTTTAGACTGCGCCCCGGCGAGACACTAGGTAGGCACATTGATGAAGGTGACTATTACCTAACGAGAGATAGGTATCATCTATCGTTGCAGGGAACATATCTGTACACGGTTGAAGACGAATCACATCAGATCGAACCCGGCACATTTTTCTGGTTTGACAACAAACGTCCACATATGTCATATAACAATGGTGATGTTGATAGGCTGACATTTGTGTGGGACGTTCCCAAGGGTAGGAGAAATCCATGATTGAAGTTTTTGATAATATTCTCGGCACTGATAATTATCATCACCAAATATCTCATATGAAATGGTCATATGAGTATCAGCCAGTAACACCACCACTGGTTAACAAACACTGGTATTCTGACGGAAAACCTTTCATCGATGACCTGTTCAAAGATTTGGTAGGTTCAATCCAATTAGACGGAATTGATTCGGTAAAATCATCTTACCTTCTTGGTCATACTCATGGATTGGAACAATAGGCGCATTATGATTCCTGTGACTTTACCATGATATATTATCCAAAACTGAATTGGCAATCTGATTGGGGTGGTGGGACATTGGTTGGTGACACTCTGGTTTCATATGTTGGTAATAGGTTAATGATTTTCAGCTGTGACCAGATACATCAAGGACAACCAATTTCAAAGTATTGTCAGGAATTGAGGCCCATCGTCGTATTTCAATGTAATGCTAAGAATGCAATGGTAGAGAGGTTATCATGGCAGAAATAATATCCCTAACAGAACTGATTGAATCTCGGCTCAAGAAACAGCAAGAGATAGAATATTATCAACAGACATTAAAGAGATTGACACGGAAGATTGGTGAGTTGAATACGGAAGTTAGTATCACCACAATAATTATTGATATGATTGAGTCCGAAAGGGTCTTGACAATTGATGAAAAACAAGGTAAGATGTTACTATTGGATGATACAAGGAAAGAAGAATGAACGCTGTTATGGATACGATTGAAGAAATGAAATATGGTATTGGTAAATTCGAAGAGACTGAACTTGTCAAAGTGCCGGGGTATGATGACATAGAAGATGTCAGAGAATATGTAACAGGCCCAATTGGGAAAAGAGGTGAAAGATTAGAAAAATGGTTGTTGCCTAAAAGAGATGGAGTATATGTGATTGCATATACTTTAAATAAAAATGGTTCGGTTGTTCGTATTTTTGGTAATAAGTATGTAGAAAACCGCCCAAAGGGTGATAATGTATCGGAATCTATTTACTTTAATAGCATTACTCTTAATGCGCCCTCTAAAGGAGTTTGGAACAAAAAACAATGAACATATTCTATCTAGACCGTGACCCTGTTATTGCAGCACAGATGAGTTGTGACCGCCATGTTATAAAGATGATATTGGAGAGCGCACAGATGCTCTCCACTGCCCATCGTGTCCTTGACGGGGATGAGTATGCTGATCGTAGGGGTCTGTATAAACTGGCTCATAAGAATCATCCAAGCACTATCTGGGTTCGTTCCAGTTTGGAAAATTACACATGGTTGTACGACCACATGGTTGCTCTTATGGTAGAGTACACTTATCGGTATGGCAAACACCATGCTACAGAACGGTTGCTTGCACCATTGTTTAAGTCTCCCAAGAATATGGATTTTGAAACATTCTTTAGTGACCCACCTCAGTGTATGCCCGAAGAGTGTAAGGGTGATGATGCAGTGCTTGCTTATCAAAAGTACTATATAGTAGAGAAGTCAGGTTTTGCAAAGTGGAAAAACAGAACCGTACCGGAGTGGTTTAATGCAAAGAGAGGGTTACTGGGATTACATGGGGCGACGAATGCGTGAGGACAAAATAATTACACCTCGCCCCGGCACACGACCCGAATTGACCAGTATCGAACGAGATTTATATCAACGAATAGAAGAACTAGAACGCTGGCGGATGACCTTCATCGTTCCCTTCGAACAGGGTGAATGCCCAGTAGAGAAAATTGACAGTAACCTTGATCAATTGGAGATGGAAATATAATGCCAACATATACATTTTATGATAGCAAGACAAAAAAAGAATGGGATGATATGATGCCTAATTCTGAACGTGAAGAGTATCTAAAGGATAATCCACATATCAGTCAAATCCCCGGTGGGTTTGCTTTTGTCGGTGATCATATCATGGGCATTGGACCAAAACAGGATAATGGTATGACAGAGAACCTTCAACGGATTGCTGAGGCACATCCCGGTACACCTCTTGCAGACCGTTATGGTGGTGAGACTACCAAACAACAGAAAACTCGAGCAGTATTGAAAAAGCATGGTGTTGTTTAGTATAAATAGTATTGATGCGGGCGAGAAATCAAACTTCAGCACTGCTGCACAGCGGCAACGGAAGCTGGGAAGTCACTCCGCCTATGCATCAGAGAGGGGGTTCCAGCTGGACTCCCTCTCCCCCAATTTTTAAGGATATATAATGGTAAACACTAAGAAGAAGAACAAAGAGATCAATCACATCAATTTAGTAGCAGTTAAACCCATCACTGATAATCAGAAGGTGGTGTTTGAGTCGTTCAGTAAGGATAAGAACCAATTCTTATTTGGTGCTGCGGGTACAGGTAAGACGTTTTGTGCATTGTTCCTTGCATTGCAAGCAGTCATGGATTTGAAGACCAAGTACGAGAAAGTAATTCTGGTTCGATCCCTTATTCCTACACGAGAGATTGGTTTCCTGCCGGGTGATGAGGAAGACAAGGCTGCACTCTATCAGGTGCCGTATCAGAACATGGTACAGTTTATGTTTGAGCAACCTAACGAACAGTCATTCAATAATCTATATGACCGCCTCAAGGGGCAGGGCACTCTCTACTTTCTATCAACCTCTTTTCTACGGGGGTTGACATTTGATAACGCAATCATCATAGTGGATGAGTGTCAGAACATGAACTTCCATGAGCTTGATACTATTGTCACTCGTGTTGGGCAGGACTCAAAGATTATGTTCTGTGGTGATTTTGATCAGTCTGATTTACAGAGGACAAACGAGAAAAATGGTTTACATGATTTTCTTCGAATATTGGAAGAGATGGAAGAATTTAACTGCACTGAATTTACTATCGGCGATATTGTACGCAGCGGGTTTGTTCGGTCTTATCTTATTAATAAGATTAAACTAGGAATAGGAATGGAATAATGGATTTACAAGTATTAAGAGAACAACTAGAAATTGATGAGGGTGTAAAATATGAAATCTATAATGATCATCTGGGTTATGCTACTTTCGGCGTTGGCCATCTTGTCCTTGAGTCTGACCCCGAATATGGTCAAGAAATCGGAACATCAGTCGATGAGTCTAGAGTCATTGAGGCCTTCGAATCGGATTGCGAAAACGTCATGCGAGACTGCGATATCCTTTATTCGGACTTCGAAGACTTGCCCGAAGAAGCTCAGCAAGTGATTGCCAATATGATGTTCAACATGGGACGCCCTCGCTTGAGTAAGTTTAAAGGTATGAAACGTGGTGTAGATGCTCGTGATTGGAATGTGGCCGCAGATGAGATGGTAGATAGTGGTTGGTACAAACAGGTCACCAATCGTGCAGACAGACTAGTTGAGAGGATTCGTGCGTTAGCATAATTTATAAATATATGACAAACGGAGATTAAATATGGCAACTTTCACAGTCACAAAAGTCACAACAAGACCTAACACTTCAACACAATGGCCACACGAAGTTCATGGTAGGTCTGGTTATGATGATATATCAGAAAAAGTTTCCATAACTGTCAGTTATAGTGCCGATGAGTTAATTCAAACATTTGCAATTGTTTGGGCATCCAAAGAAGATTTCATCACCCATCGTCGGGGCATGGATAGCCGTGATGGTAAACTAAACACAAAACAGGATGAATTTAATACTTACATGGCAGCAAACAATATAACTGGTAGAGTTACAGATCAAGATGATAAAGTTAGGGTCTTTAATGCTTCAAATAAAACTTGGGAATTATAGGAATAGAAATTAAATAATGTTTAATCATGTAGGGGTGGAGTTGCAACCTATAACGGCAACTAACCATGACGGTATACGACTATACGAGACACCAGAGGGTAATAGGTATCCATCAATCACAACGGTTCTATCAGTCCGTAACAAGAAGGGACTGATGGAGTGGCGTAAAAGGGTAGGTAATGAAGTTGCTAATCATATAGCAAGGACTGCTGCTAATCGTGGCACTAAGGTTCATCAGATGTGTGAAGATTATCTCAACAACATGGAGTTCAATTTTCCTGATGAGTGGGCGAAACACAAAAGCAATTTCTTGCCCTACTGCCTTTTTAGTCAATTAAAGTCTGTTATATGCAATATAGATAACATTTATGCTCAAGAAGCAGGACTCTATAGTGATAAATATAAGGTAGCGGGAAGGGTTGATTGTATTGCAGAGTACAATGGTGTACCATCGATTATCGACTTCAAGACATCAACTAAAGAGCGTAAAGATGAGTATAATGAAAGTTATTACATTCAGGGTTCTGCATATGCAGAAATGTTCGGGGAACGAACAGGGATAGAAATCTCTCAAGTAGTTATTTTAGTAGTAACAGCTGATGGAACTGTCCAAGAATTTGTTAAAGAAAAGTATGATTATTTAGATGCTCTTGTAGAAACCGTTGCAGAATGGAGTAAACAGAATGAAACATCTAATAGCAATACTGGCGGTGTTTCTGCTGCTGGGTAGTCAAACCTCAGCGCAAGAAACAATTCCAGCACCAGAATATTTAGAAACCCTGCCGGAATTTACTTTGTTAAATAAACCCGTAGTATGTGGGCCCACGAAAGCAATTCTTGACAAAATTGCAGAGTTTAATGAAACCCCGGCCGCTGCATGGATTGATGCAGAACGAGGTGATACTGTTATGTTCTATATAAACGAGAACACGGGCACAACTACCATAGTAGAACAGTCGGGTGAAATAATGTGTATTATCAGTCAGGGAATGGGTGGAGTTGTAGTTGCGCCTCCAAAAAAATTAAAGGGTTGCCAATAAAGTACTTGACATTCTAGTCTGGGTGTGGTATTGTAAGATATCATTTGATGAGGAGATTAATATGGTAATAGAAATATCGGGAGATTCAGATGAAGAACCCCTTAGTAAAAAAAATATCAGTGTTAATGTTTAAGCTATACCTTATATGGAGTGTATGTGCTGATATTCTATTGATTTCTGGTATTATTGCTTTACTTCTTGGTTATGGTAAAATTTCTTTTTAAAAAGTACTTGACATTTTAGTCTGAATATGGTATAAATAAGATACAATTTGATGATACGAATTGATAGCTGAACTGGACGGGGCTTCGATGCCCCCACCTCCACCAAGTTAGAACCCTTGACTTCCACCTTTTTATAAATAGGTGTGAAAAGGGGGATAAGAAAGGATATGAAAACACAAACTATTGAATGTTCTGCTTGTAATATTAGTTTTGATAAAGAATTGAAGGAAATTACAAGACAGAAAAAAAGGGGTAGAACCAACTTTTATTGTTCGCTTTCTTGTGCTGGAAAACCATCAAGATATAATCCTTGGGTTTCTAGCAAAGAGAACAAAGAAAATATCTCAAAATATTCTAATAATCGGGTTGATGAATATACTGATTTTAGGGAATATATGAGAAGGGCAAATAAAAGGGATAAGGTTGTTGATTTGGATTTACCTTACCTAAAAGAGTTATGGGAACTACAAGACGGAAAGTGTGCTTACACCAAAGTCAAATTGGAACATCCAACAGCTATGCAATCTACTGAACGATATAATTATATGTCTTCGCTTGATAGGATAGACAACTCAAAGGGTTATATCAAAGGAAATGTTCAATATGTTAGTGTTTCTGTAAATTGGTTGAAGAACAGAATGGATGACAACCACCTAGCAGAGTTTTTTGAAATAGTTTCGGGGGTGACATGGGATCGACAGGCAGGGACGGATGAGTGGAGAATTGTGGATTGATCGCCTTATAGGTCAAAAACTATAGATGCAAACGATAACGTATCTTATGAGGATTTTGCACTAGCTGCATAATCTTTCGGAGTTTTTTTGGGAGTTTTTTTCTTAGCAACAGGATAAAAAACTTCCACTTTATTCAAAAAAGGTCTTGACAAATAACTAATAACCTGTTATACTCTGTAAACAATGTCACTGATGAGTTTGTGAAATCCAAACGAAACACTTTGTGTCTGGCAATATTGTCAAAAACATCATCTTGAAAGGATGAATTATAGTATGGCTACAACTACAACTTCGAAGGCAACTAAGGTTATTGCCGCTCTCGAAAACGGTAATGAACTTACTGCGAAGCAGATTAGCGCACGTTATGGCGTTAAGAATGTCCGAGCATTGATGAGTTCTCTTCGTATGCAGGGATATCCTGTATACCTCAACAAGCGGGTTAGCTCGTTTGATGGTGTAACTTACAACAAGTACCGCCTTGGTACTGCAACTCGTGCTGTGATTGCGGCGGGTTATCGCTCTCTTGCACAGGGTGTCTAATTAAACACCACTACTAACGGGTGATGCCGTAATACATCCGAGGGGGGCCCACGGTTAGCCCCTCACCTTTAATTAATTTACAAGAGTACAAAATGGCATTAAACACATCAAAGACATTTTCAATGGAAATTGAACGTCTTGCAATAGACAAGAACATCTCGCATATGGATGCAGTTCTTGATTATTGCCACCGTCAAGATATTGAGCCCGATACTGTGGGCAGTCTTATTTCCAAAAGTCTCAAAGAGAAGATTGAGGCTAATGCACGGGAACTTAATTTTCTACCGAAACAAGCACAACTCCCAATATGAAATATGAATTAAAAGTTCCAAACGGAACATACACGGCAAATAATTTATTTGTTCTGTTCTTCGATGTATTCACACACAGACTGTATCATTTAATCAAAGACAGAAAGTTTATGGACTGATGAAACATCTAAAGGAAAACAACACTAACTATTTTATGCACCTTGCTCATGCATGGGCTATGGCTACTGTTCTAATTATTCATGGGGTAATCCCCTGCATTTTAACTGATTGGGTATCGAAGCGTATCTGTAATGGAACCGATTGACGTTTATCTAATGTATTGTGCTATGAAGGCACACTTTGGTAAGAGTGACTATGACTTTGTAACATACAAGGGCAAGACTCGTATCAAGCGTGACACCTTCTATAAACGTAAAGACAGGTCGTTTTTCGTTAGGTTGGCTCGCAAGTACAAGACAGAAGAACAAATCAAAAATTACTTTGTAGCAAACTTCATTAGGGATAAGAAGGGGTATATTGCCAACTTCAATGATGATAACTATGATGCATGGAAACTGAAACGTCAGGGTTTCTTTGATTTGTTTGATGTTGAGATGAAACCTCTGGTAGAGGCATTTGAGGATTTGTTCAAAATAGAAAATGGACAACATCCCAAATTAATGAAAGAGTTTCTGGGTGGCCGGGTGTCATTAGAAACAATCATCATATTGGATGAGTTAGTGAATTATTCACAATCTTGGAATAAACAATTAGAGGATGACATCATATGGATTGATTTAAGAAATCTGATGAATAATTACAAAAGGTTCTTGACAATTGATCAAGAACAGTATAAGATAAGACTATTGAAACTCATAGAGGAGTCCAGTTGATGGATAGAGTAGAAGGGTTCTTTGAGGCACGGTGCCGGGAACTAGAAAACGAAGTGAAGGCAATGCAATTTGTCAACGCTGAGGTGTCGGTTAAAAACGACGAACTTTCGGAGCGAGTTAATCAGCTTGCTAATCGTCAACCCACTTGGCCCAAGGGTTATAAACCACAGCGCCGGTTTACTCCTAACAAGTAGATGGTAATCCGGTATAGTATAATGGTATTACAGTAGATTTGTAATCTTCTAATGGTGGTTCGATTCCATCTACCGGAACCAATTTCAAGGACAAAATATGAAAGTAAAAATGACATCACATTCTACACCAGATAACATTATTGGTGTGGATGATGCACAGGAGCTCATCGCATATTGCGCTAGAGTATCTAATCCTGGCAATCAGAACAATAAAGATACTAGCGAGAAACTGGTCAAGTATCTTATCAAGCACAAGCACTGGTCACCCCTAGAGATGGTCAGTGCGTGTATTGAGATTGAGACAACAAGAGATATTGCACGACAGATTCTACGTCACCGCTCATTTTCGTTTCAAGAGTTCAGCCAACGGTATGCAGACCCTACCAAGGATTTGTCTTTTGAAGCAAGAGAAGCTCGACTGCAAGACCCAATCAATCGACAGAACAGTGTTGATCTGGACAGTGATGATGAGAAACATAATCGATTGAATGAAGACTTCCGTATGAAGCAACATGTGTTGTGGCGTCAGGCAGAAGAAATATACAAGTGGGCAGTTGACAAAGGTATTGCAAAGGAACAGGCTCGTGCAGTTCTACCAGAGGGTATGACTGTATCTCGCCTATACATGAATGGCACCCTGCGCTCATGGGTACACTACATTGACCTAAGAAGCGCAAATGGTACTCAGAAGGAACATCAGGAGATTGCACAGGCCTGTGCCCGTGAGATTGCAAAGATTTTCCCCATCATGACGGATATCAGCATTGTCTAAAGCAGTTGTCATTGGTAATGGTGAGTCACGCAAGTGGTTCAGTGATAAACAGTATAAGGTGGATGCTGTCACATGGGGTTGCAATGCAATCTATCGTGATGTGATGGTGGACAACCTTGTTGCAGTTGACTACGGTATGCAGCAGGAAATTTATAATTCTGGATATGTATTAGATAATCCAGAATGGCCTGAGCAGGGCTGTTGTCATTTTGCAAATTGGAGTATAGTGCCGTCATCTATTGTTGATATGATGTTTATGGGGTTTGATATTCCAGAGGACTTCATACACAGGAGCTTGAAGAGAACAGACCTTTGTGTAATTTCAGGGAAAGACCCTTCTTCATTACAGGACAAGATTGTAGCTGCAATTAAGATGAATCCAGAGTTGGATATGAAAGACCTTCGCATGAAGATGGAGAAGGATGTGGGTGTCTGGATTACCTATGTGGAAGAGAATGATATTGTGTGGCCTATTGACTTTCCTGTTGAATGGTCAGCGGGTAACACCGCACTGCACCTTGCATGTCAGCAGGGAGCAACAGAGATTTATATACTGGGGTTTGACCTATCGTCACATGACGAACCGTTGAACAACATATATAAAGGGACAGATAATTATCTGCCCAGTGATGCAAAAGGTTTTAATACCACTAATTGGATGAACCAGATGCAAACTGTTTTTAGAG